TTCCGTTGACTGTAAGGTTTACAGTTCCAGAAGTTGATACCGTCAAAGGCCCAGCGCATGATGCATTGTCACCAGATGCGATAGTCACACTGGTATTCAATGTTGATTCGTTTACACGAAAGATGTCACCCTTTTTTGAAGAACTAGAAGTTGAACCGTTTTCTCCTTGGAAGAAACCAGAACCACTACTAAAACCAGAAGCATTTACATCTGCGTCTACTATTTCACCGTCTTTAATAGAACGAGAAAGAATTTGTCTAATCGGCATTATCGTTTCCTTTTATAGTATTTATGCATCATCTTTGTCTGTACCAGTTGTTTCATCATAATTCTTTGCGTCTTGGAAGAATGATGTAACCTCATTGAAACCAAAATCATCGTCTGCATCAGCAGTGATTGGGTCTGGTGTAACAGAGTATCTTTGTTCTCTCTTAGGTGCGTTGACTTTTGAATCTGTGTACTGGTCAACCTGTACTGTCTTAATAACCTTCTGGTCAGTGACAGGGCCGTACAGATAAAATTTCGCAGTGAAAGACAGAGTATAGATGATTGCTCGTCTTGTAATCATGTCTGATTCATAATTATCTTCATAACCAACATTTGTCAAGACAATGGGAACATCCCTAGTTGTACCCATCGCAGTATTGTCGTTCAAGGTCACCGTGTAATCTGGTTGAAAGAATGGAAGGATTTGTTCTACAATCTGCAATGCATCATCAGAATTTTTTGCCATGATGTTCATCTCAAAGTCCATGTTGTATGGAACTGGCATATACTGTTGACTCATCGACTTACCTTGTGCAGACGCATTCACCTTCTTTAACTTTTGAATAGAATTCAGTTTACGAGTTGAGTCGTAAGAAATAGTTTGAATCTCAAAACCAATACGAGGTAAAGTAACCGCAACCTTCTTTGTAAGGTTGGGGTCTTCTCTAAGTCTTGCTAACCATTTACTTTTTGGCCCATACGCAAGAGGAACTTTCATTGTTTGTGTTACTTCACCAGCATTGTTCGTGCGAACAAGGTGAATATCATTAAACATTGTTCCAAATGCAACAACGACCTTTCGCATTGTTTCATGGTAAAATTGTTGTCCTAACATATTATCCTAACCTTCCAATATCGCCAAACGGATTAGACTCTGTAAAGTCGAGAACGGAGTCGTCCGCTGTATCAAAGAAATCATTCATTGCGTTCTCATCAATAGTATCCACTTTATAAGTTTCTAGTATTATATAGTGTCCTGTTTCAGACAGGATTGAACCTGTACCATCTTCCATAGATAGTTGATGTAAACCAGCATCCAGTGAGTTGTCTGTTTCGATTGCATCAATCTCTGCAATACCTGTATCAATATCTTCTGAACTGTATTCAAAGGTCTTGACTTTTAGTTTAAATGCTGGTATATTGTGTACTTGATAAAATGGGTCATCATGGTCTACAAAAGAAATCTCAAACATTTTTTTGACCCTTGGGAAGTAAACAAGGTCACCCTCATTTGGTCTGGTCTTTACAATCAAGTTTGAGTCCGTGGAGACAAGTTGTTCAAATCTTCTTTTTGCTACAACAAATGTTGCATCTTCATTCATCTGCAAACCAAACTTGGACATGATTTCTTTTTCACCCTCATATCCTTCTACATTCTCAAAGTACATTTCAATTAAGTATGCATCACCAAATTTAGACAATACGTCTTCACCCAACAACTCATCTTCTTTCACAAGAGTTCTTGGAATGTAGTATACGTCTTGACCATAAATCTTCAACTGCTCTATCATCAAATCTTCATAGAGATGTTGTTCTGGTTTCGTACCTGTGTCAAAATACACGTTTGTTGGCATCAAATTATCCTATCATATAGTTTGGTGGTAACTCATATGCGAGTTGTATTTGTTCTTCTAATTTTTCAATGTCAGCGTTTGCTTCTTCAAAAAGTTTTGCACCGTTTAATGTTACACCACCTAACATCTGCACACCTTCAAACTTGGAAAGGTTTGCACCCCATTGTCTTTTAATCAGTGCGGTTGTATATCTCTTCAAATAGATGTCATTAAAAACATCTGTATATGTAGATGGGTCTACTTTTCTATAGCATTCAATAATTATATGGTCATCAACTGTGACATCATTTCCCCAATCCATGTCGATGTACAATCTATTCATGTGTTGATTGAAACGAATTGGTTTCTCCCCAACAAGAATATGGTCAAGGAAATCTAAGTGTTGCATGGTCATTTGATAATGCAATACCGAAGTACTTGAAAAGTCATATAGGTCATTTAATCTTAACTGATAACGAACATCAAATAGATTTAGATTCGCTTTGTCTGTAAAATCAAATACCTTGACAACAGACAAAACACTATCTGGTACAGGAATGAAACCTTTACCTTCCAACCACGATGCGGTGATTGAGTTATCTGCTTTGTCTGTTGCAGATGTGGTTGAGTTAGTCGCAGCTCTGTCGATTTCTGCCTGTGTGATTTTGTGTTTCAAATACATTCTCTCCACACCATCGTAGTGGTATTGAGCGAAGTATTGCAACGCTTCGTCAATTCTGTCCTCTACTTGGTCATCATCGACATTGATTTCAATCACAGGCTTACCAAGAGTTCTAAGACAATACTCTTTTAAGTTTGCTCTTGAATTTGGATTTGCCATTTAATCTTTCCTTTATTATCTATTTATATCATCCAAGTGCGACACCCATGGCAATTGCGAATCCTTGTGATGCACCAGCACTGGTCTGTGTCGTTCCATCACCAAATTGAATACCATTTGTTCCCACAACAACTTTACCAGAGCCATTCGGTGTAAGGTTGATATCTCTATTGGATGTAGTCACAATACTGTGAGTTACTAAATCTAGATTGCCTCCAAGTTGTGGAGAACTGTCATCTGATACATTTTGAATACCAGCACCAGCAAGTGAACTAACAGATGCGAATGCAAGTTGTCCACTACCATCTGTTTTCAGAACTTGTCCAGCATTACCATCTGCTTGTGGGTGCGACAATCCATCAATGATAACAGAACCAGAACCGTTTGGTGTAATCGCAATATTACCGTTTGATGCAGATGTAATTGTTCGTCCGTTGACATCCAAGTTGCCACCCAACTGTGGCGATGTATCATCAACAACATCGGATGAGGATATATCACTTGTCAGTGCAACTGTTCCAGATGCGTTTGGTAATGTAATTGTTCTATCAGCTGTTGGGTCTGCAACTGTTAAAGTTGTTTCGTGTGCGTCAGCGGTTGACCCTTCAAACTGTATTGTATTACCAGTGTTTAGAAAAAGACCATCACTTTTTAATCTTGCAACAATTTCATTAGACCCATTAGCTACAACTGCAAATTCAATATTACCAAATTCACTTCCAGCAGTTGGAGATACTATCTTACCAGAAATCTTAGCAAATGTGTGTTGATTACCACCAGCATCATCACCTTTAAATTGTATCTGTCCAAGATAGTCTGCCCCAGCAGGACTTGAACTATCACGAATTAATTTAACTATTGGGCCTGCACTAGAACTAGCATCAGTAGAGGTAAGTGTCAAATCACCAGTAGTAGAGATATCACCAGTGCCAGTAATATCATTTGAGTTTAAATCAAGGTCACCTCCAAGTTGCGGCGTGCTGTCTTCAGAAACATTGTTGATAGATATTGCCTGCACCCTTGCAGTCGTATGATAAAGGTTATTGTTTCCCTCTGATAAGTTGTTCGTATTTTTTGAACTAAAAACAGATTCTGCTCTTGCGTCTGCTCTTGCATTTGTAAAGTATAGATTACTAGAACCTTCTGAAAGGTCATCAGTATCAAAGTTTGTAAGATTTCTTGTGTTAGTAAATACTGCCCAACCCATGTTTCCGTGTGCAGAACATTGATAGTGCAATACAGAAGGTGTCGTATCTGAGACAATAATTTGAGTGTACGCACCAGCATTGCCAGGCGTTCCACTAGTTGTTACGCCAGTTGTGTATTGTGTTGTCTTACTTGCGTCAAGATAAAAACGTAAGGGGTGGCCTGAGTTACTTGAATCACTCTGGTCGAACCGATAGGTGTTTTTTGGTATAAGATGTAGATACGGTGAGAAGATACCGTTGATTTTGTACTTGTTATTAGAACCAGTACCGTGATATGGATGGTCTGTGGTAGAAGTTGCAACAGTTACATACAGTATTTTTGTTGCAGATTCATAATCGGTTGCATAATGATTGCCGACAGTAACAATCTCGTTACTACCGTCACGCATATAAAGTTTACGGTCATATGTGTTGACCGCAAATTCACCCTCTGCTAAATCCGAAGTTGTTGGAATGTTAGAGTGTGTGTGCGACCTTTTAAGTTTTATATCCACAGCCATGAGGCAACCCCTACACGACTATTTAGAATGTACCGCCGTCAATACTCGTTGCAAAAGAAAGTGTATCAGAACTTGCCGTGTATGCCAAGAACCCATCATTAGAACCACCACCATCAAGAGCAGACAAAGTATTAGCGGAGTTCGCTACAAGTACAGAACCTTTCGCAATTGAGGATAATCCTGTACCACCATTTCCAACAGGTAATGCACCTGTCACTTTTGCAGTAAGGTCAATCGACCCTGCTAACATTGCATTTGTGATACCACTTGCCTTAACTCTTAACGCATCAGAATTAATTTCGATAGAAGAGTCATCAACTGCGACATTTAAGGTGTTACCAGATTTTGTAAGTGCAGAACCAGCACTAATCTGACCAGCACCAGAGAACTGTTCAAAGGTGATTGCATCCGTACCTAGTGTTGGTGTTCCATTGTGTGTTGTGACAAAACCGTTATCTGCGTTTGCAGAACCCTGTTCAACGAAGAAGAATGCACCACCAGAAATTTCTGCATTTGCATCTGCATCGGCAGCCCTTGTCAAAACATATTGACTTCCAGCACCACCAGAGTTTGTTACAACGTAAACACCATTTTGTACATTTGAACTTTGGTCTTTGAGAAGAACTCTTTGACCGTTGGATGGAGAACCACCATCCATAGATAATGCACCGTTAGAACTAGCAGTAATTGTACCAGCACCGTTGTTGTATGTACCAGCGACATTTGCAGTTGAAGCAAAGTCAACTGACTTCTTAACGTCTAGTCCATTAACAACACCATCGACATATCCTTTAGTTGCAGCGTCTGTATCTGCACTAGGTGATGCAACACTTGTAATCTTTGCACTAGAGACATCAACCGTACCAGTTCCATTTGGGTCTAATACAATGTTGCCGTTTGAATTTGTAGATGATACTGTGTTACCATCCAGTGTGAGGTTATCAACATCAAGAGATGTAAGACCGTTAATATCCGTTTGTGTACCACCAAGTGCAACTGCATCAGAACCGATTGTTACAGAACTGTTTGCAAGTTTAGAGTTTGCAATTGAACCAGCAAGTTGTGTAGAAGAAACACCACCAGATTTAATACTTACTGCACCAGATGAAACATCAAAGTCAGCAGAAGCAAAAGATGCGATACCTTTATTGGATGCGGTTGCATCCTCACCAGTGATTGTAATAGCATTGTTTGCAACACTTGTATCAATACCTTCCCCACCGAAGAACGTAAGAGTTTCACCAGTGTTGAATGTATCGTTAGAACCACTATCTGCGGCAAGTGTAAATGATGTAGAAATTGCACCAAAAGAAAGTGTACCAGAACCATTTGTTTTTAGAAACTGGTCAGCAGAACCGTCTGCACTTGGTAAGGTAAATTCAACATTACCACTTAATGCGTTTGGTGCTTTAAGTTGAACGTGGTGTGTACCATTGTTTGTTCCCTCTTTAATCTGAAGAGAACCACCAGTACTTGCGTTATTACCAATAATAAAATCGTCAACTGCTTTATTACTATCTACTGTTATTGCACTTGACGCTGTGAGTGTACCTTGCGTATGGTCAAGCATATCTGAAAAGAATTGACCACCAATTACGTTTACTGTAGAACCATCACCAATGAAAAGTCTATCACCATTGTTGCCCGAAGTACCTGTACCGTGGGTATACGCTAATTCACCATCTGCAAGTGAGCCTGGTGCATTAGTACCTGTAGACCTTTTTATCTGAAGCGTTAATGCCATTTTCTATCTTCCTATTTGTTAAAAACTTCCACCATTTAGAACTAATGTTCCAGTAGTAGTATCAAACTCTGTTCTCGTAACAAACTTTTGTGTTGATGCTCGGTATTGCAAAATAGACCCATCATTTAATCCAAAGGTTGTTGTGTCCACATCAGATGCTTGTGCAATATTATTTGCAGAAGAACCAGCAGTTCCTTGTGGGCCTTGAGGGCCAGGCACTGAAACTCTTACCACCTCTGCTTGACTTGAATCAGACATTGACCCAGTATTTGCATTGCTTCCTGTTGTGACACGAACTACTTGTGGTTGATTACCCTGTGATACTGAACCTACTATCGTGCTGGATTGTGTTAAATTTGTTGTGATATCTGACATCTTTACCTCGACACTGCTGGATTAACTGTTGCAATCCCCTCAACAACTCTTGTCTTCACACTTGAACCAGATGTTATTAGAACATCATAATTGTAACGTCCTGCCTCAAGTGCAGTCGTTTGTGTATCTGTGAGGGATATTGTGATTTGACCTGTGGTTCTAGGCGAAACAAATGCTACTGTAAATGCAGTAGACGTAGAGGATGAGGGCGATTTGCGTATCTGTGCAATCGCTGTATAGTTTGTTAAGTCTAGTGCAGAACCAGTTGAATCGTTGATTGTCAGTGTGGTTGAAAAAGTTGCACCTTGGTCAATAAATATGTTCGATATAGACGCCATTCACACAGTCTCCTTTTATCTATTTATAAGGAAACTGCGTTAGAGTTATCCTACTAAGTGTCCGCTCCAGTTAGATTGGTAATAACTCATACTACCACTC